ATTTGTTTAGGTTGTTCCTCAATAACCTTTTCTACTGCTATTGAACTTTGTTTGGGTTGTTCTTCTACAACCTTTTCTACTGCTATTGAACTTTGTTTAGGTTGTTCTTCTACAACTTTTTCTACTGTTGGAATTTGTTTAGGTTGTTCTTCTACAACCTTTTCTACTGTGGGATTTGTGATTTCTTTTTCAACTTCTTTCGTTTCATCTTTGGTTTTGTTTTCTACATTTTCAATCTTTTTTTCAACAGGTGCAGGCTTTTGTACTCCATTCAATGCCATATTTAAAACGTTATTTTTTGTTTCAAAATTTACATTTTTTGAATTTTCCGTTTTATTTTCATTGAAAATATTATTAATCGTGGATTTTATCGAATCTTCATTTTTTTGTTTTTCCACGTTCAAATCTGCAAGTCTTTTCTCCAATTCGGATATTTTGGAAACAATTGTTTTATCTGGATTATCCGTTCTTCCTATTTCTTCATTTTTATCTGAAAAATTCTTTTTAGCTTCATCCAATTCTTTTATCGCATTGTTATATTCGTTTATATATTTTTTATTTTCAACAATTTGATTGTAATAATTTTCAATATTTTGTTCATTGACAATAACATTATTTTTTTGGAGATATGATTTCAAATCATCCAATGTCATGTCTTTAGTTTCCAGAACCAACTCTTCTTTTGGTTTTTCCTCCGAAGACTCAACGTTCATCCCCTTATTCGCGGATGAAATATCTTTTGGATTATCTATTGCAAAAACGCTTTCTGGAGTTTTTTTTTCTTCTGCCATTCAATTATTTATCGCTGAGAAACAAGGCTATTTCCTTTGGACTCATTTCATATATTTCGGAAAGAAGAAAATTATATTCTTTTTTTAATTTTTTTATTTTACCATATATATTATTTTTATCCGTTGAGTAAACCAACTTTAAAAAGTAAAAAAGAGTATTATCGAAACAATTGAAATAAACATTAGGAATATTTCTAATCATATCTGGAATCTCAAACATTAAAATCTTGTTCTTCTCTATGTGTTCCTTTATTTCCTCTGTATTTTTACCAGTTTCTTTTAATATATCATTTACATCTGAATAATAAAACCGTTTTGGTAGTGGAAAATTATCCAATTCATATTTTTTTGATTTATTTATAACATCTTTTAAAAAAATTTCATAAGTTACCGAATTAGATTCATTATCTTTTGCTTGTAATTTTAATATAGGTTCAAGATATTCGCAATTTAAATGCATCAATAAAATAAACTTGTCTAAATTTGTAAGATTTGTAGCTTTTAATGATTTTTGACAAATCAGATCAAAAGTATTACTTATGTTTTCAAAATCATTATTGGAAATGTATGAATTGAGTTGAAAGTAATCACCAAAACAAAGTTTATTAACCTTCAATTCTTCACCAATGCTCGGAATATGGCATTTTGTAAAAATATCCATAAATTTTTATAAAAAACCTGTAATATTTTGCGGAAAATTTCCATTTCCTTTTCCACCTTGGAATGGGCTGATTGTTGGAAAATTACCTCTAAATGCATTTGATATTCTATCTATTATATTTGGGAGGGGAAGATAAAGTGAATTGGATAGTGCATAATCAGTATATGTCCAATTTGTTTCTATTGTTGGGGCCGAATTCGGTTCTTCGTATCCCAACGTTTTCGAATTAACTGTGATCGGAGCGCAATTGAAAAATGTCCATACTTTTCTTGGAATCATTGAAACATTTTGAAATGTTCTTGTGTATTGTAAGACGTATATAGTCGATTTTACATTTCTATAATCTCTTTTTGTTGTTGTATCGTTTTCTCTTGCAACAAAACCAAAGTGTTCAGCTGCAATAACCCAAGGTCTTATTACGAAATCGGCAAATGAAGTGTTTGTCTCCAGAAATGATATTGTTAATGAATTTGAAGGAGTTCTGCCTGTTGAAATAATGCCTGGTAAAAAACCTCTAGGATTTGATATATTTGCCCTTTCAATCGTCATTTTTTCCTCTGGAAGTTGAACACTCTGAGCAAATAAACACCCATTAACTTTTTGAAATGGGTATGATGTTAAAATACTTCTTGCTTGATCAATATCATAATTTTTATAATCGCCACCAGTTCTTTCCAAACCTTGAATTATGCTTGTATTGATACACTGAGGAAATGGTTGAATTAATACAATCCACTGAGACTGAAGAGGTATTGCAGTTAACCAAGATTCTAATTGAAGAAGAAAATAGTCTCTTGTTGATATTAATGGAGCACCTTGGATATTAAAACCAAATAGTTCCCCAACTTGAGGTTGAGTGAGAGGATTTCTTCCAGAGAAAACACCTCCCACGTTTTTTTTAATTCCATTTAACGCATTATTAAATGCATCGCTTAATCCAGATCCCATTTTAATTATTTATTGGGAAAGGATGAAGTTTTAACTATTTTTAACTTCTCTCCAGTAATGGTAGGCGAGTTTAACTGGAAAGTTTAACACGTTTCCTGCTCCTTCAGATATGCTATAGCTCAACGCGCCAACATCTCTGATGCTAACTCCAACCAATTGATACTGATTAACTTTTTCGAAATTAACATCAAGTTGAACTAGATCAATTGTAGAATTTTGAGTTGGAGTTAGATAATTACCTGTGCTATTAGCATCATTAAATGTATCGTTTGTCCAAGAAAGGAATTTCTTTCTGAGATCAGAATCAGCACTGCAATAGAAATTAATTTCATAACCCTCGGAGCCTGGATAGGTTGCTAGGCCAGGTATGTTGAAGGTTAATCCCATATATTTCGTAGGCACATTTCCAATTGCTCTGGAAGGAAGTGATGCTGTTCGTGCATAGACGAGATCGTTTTCATCAAATTTAGTAGTTGTACCTTGCGGTGTAATGCTTAAAACTCTAAATTGAACATCACGTGCGAAATCGCGTTGTGATGCTACTCTGTAGAAATCTTGAATGGTTTGTTTTGTAGCTGCCATAGTATTTTAATTATTTATTAATTAACCTCCGATTAGTTCATCAAAATTTGTTCCAGTTCTGGTTGCATAGAAGTTTACAAGAATAAACTCTGCTGTTCTTACTGGTTGAATATAGATGTCAATTTTTAGTTCATTATTGTCAATTACATCGGGAGTATTGTTTAATTCAGAACAAACGATTCTGTAATCATAAACACCTTCCGTGTTTTTTGCATTTTCAAAAATTGGAGCAAGAACGTTGATGACTTGAGTTCTTGTAAAGAGAGTATTAGGCTCGAATACAAAGAATCTAGCTGTTTGTTTTGTTGCTTTTTCCAAGGCTAGGAACAAGCGACGAACGTTGATGCGATCAAAAGCTGAAGGTTTCTTCAATAAAGTTTTTTGACCGAAGATCACAAATCCTTCATTCGGAAAGAATGGTACTGGATTCATGGAAATCTTATACAATTGATCACGTTGTTTTTGTTTAGGATAAATTGAGAGATCGTTTACTCCAATGAGAACACCGCGAGTGAAACCAGCTGGTGCTGACCAAGGTTGGAAGTTCGAATCTGTATTTGCCATTGCAGCACAAGCAAATCCTGAGAATGGAATCCAAATTTGACGATTGCTTTGTGGGTCCAATACTTGCGCCCAAGTTGCATATGTTGTGGCATAAGAACAATTTGTTGTTCCAAATTGATGTCTTAAAGGCCAATATATATGTTGAGAGAAGTTTGTTGTAACGTATCCAGCAGCTGTTGGATCAGGATCATTTCCAGCATTAGGCGACCAAAGTTTTTTGGTGTTGATAACTTTGCTATTTGTACCTTGAATGAAAATGTTTCTAATTGGATCTAAAACAACCAAGAAGTCTTTTCTAACTTTTTCAGCATAATTGATGAAAATATTTGATATAGCTGTGTAATTTCCACGAATTCTTAGACCTTCGGAGTTTAAATTTTCCGAATTTGTTGTATAGAATGCGGAAAGAGCATTTAAAGGAGTACTTTCAATATATTCTCCAGCAGATGCATATCCAGATTCAGTTGTTTGACCAGATTGTTCAATGGCGTTTACATAAATTGTACCAAGACCAGCTTCAAGTGCAATATCAATTGGATAGAGTTCATCGCTTTCAACTAGTTCTAGAGCACGATCAAGTTTCTTTGGAAGAGAACCAATTGATTTGTCCGATGCCACAGTATTACTATATACACCAAGAGGGAATAATGAATCAGCATATCCATAAGAAGATGCTATAGCTGCAACTGTACCAGATGTTGCACCGACTCTTGTAACATAAGTTGATTGAGTGTCGATAAATCCTGAATCAGTAAATGGCTGTTCGATTTGCTTGGAGAGGAATCTTACTTTTTTAGTTGGAATTCCGTTATTATCGAGCCAAGTATCAACATATCTGTTACTGATATATGGATTCACAATAACATTGATGTTTGAGGAATCTTCAGCGAGTCTTGAAATGTTGAATGTTACAGGTGATCCGCCATTTTGATCTCCAACTTGTCTGTGGTAATCGAATGATCCTGTATAATTTTCTGCTAAAACATAATCAAGAGAAATTGTATCTGGAGTGAAGATACTTTGGCGAAGTTTGAATACCCCGAATGCAGCACTGTCTCGATATGCGGTTTCGCTGATATCAAACTTGGATAGATTTTCCATGACCTCTGAAATGGAATCTCCGCTTCCAAACTTGGTTGCAGAAAGACTGAAATTCAGACGATTTTTCGGAACTGTTGTATAAGTTGAGATTGAATTCGAAGAAGATTGGACGCCCTCAACTGTTCGAATGGAATCAAATTGAGTGGCTGGATTGAAATTACTATTATCAGCAAATCCAACATAGTAACCTTCGAATTTGTTGTTTACAGTGGTCTGTGACTTGTTGAGAACAACTAAAGCGGCATCTTTTAAGTTACTAAATGTAAATGAACCAGATGCGGTTGGAGTATTTGACCAATCAATATTTCCCTCTGCGATACTTTGATATTCTTCCGCACTAAGTTCAAGGTGCGTCGGTTTTCCGATAAAATAAGTTTGTGCTGCGGATAAATTTGTGGAAATGCTTAAATCGCCGCCATTTGCAGATAAAGCTTTTACAGGATATGCTAGAGCACTATATCTCCAAGAAGAGAAGCCGTCACCTTTGTTGTTACCATAAGGGAGACGTGTTACAAGAAGGCGAGCAGGGGATGAATTTACAACATTTTTAACGGTGTGATAAAAATAACGTTCAGCGGCATTTGTCGGAGAACCGTAGATTTGTTCAAATTCAGAAATACTTGTCGGTTGAAGAACTTCATCGATTGGTCCTTGTGATGCAAAACCTGCGATGAAAACTGAAGTTCCTTCTGTTGTAACGGGTCTAAGTGTAAGGTCAATTTCTTTGATCTCCACACCCGGTGATTGAATTGTTCTTGCCATATATAAGTTATTTATGTTTCTTCAAATCACTTTTTTTAAAAAATATTAAAAAATTATTCTTCTGGTAACAATTCCGCTTCAAATTGGTGATATGCATACTGAAATGAAGATTCCATTTCGCTTGCATCCCTGTCGGAATATCCTATTCCGCCAAGACTTACAGGAAAACAATGATAAAAATTAAATTTTATTACGTTTTTATTATATTCATCCCTACCATATACTGTGATTGTTGTTTGATATTCTGGCATCAAACCTTTAGATGGAATTGGGGTTTTATATAATCCTTTTTTTCCATCATTGAAACAATTAAGCCATCTGTACAATACCCAATAGTTGTTAAAAAGATTGTCAACCGTGAAATTCACTGTCATATTTTCAAATGCTGGACGATTGAATGTAGTTATTTTTGGAACTTGTCCAGCATATGGTACATTTGTGGATGGAATGTTTAGAGATGGAATTACGGTTCCGTAAAGAGAATATTGAACCGTATCTGGCATTACTTTATTATTGCCTCTTTCCAATATCGACTTCTCTGGTTTCAAAATCTTCGGAAGATCGAAAACCATGATGAATTTGTCTTTTCTTTGCTTGTTGAATGAAGATTGGAAAATGGACAAATTTGACATATTAATTATTTAGAAGTTGAAATCCTTTGTGAAAATATCCCAACCATCTTTTTTTAAAATTTCATAATCTGGAATGTTGGAAAATTCATCTTTTGTTCCAATCGGATTACTAAAAACAGTGGGAAGTGGCATGAATGCTTGAGCATCTTTTTCATTCACGTATATATTGCTTGGAGATAATATATCCGTGATTCCATAATCGATAGGTTTTATTTTTAATGGTCTTTGATTGTCATCCATTGCAATCATCTCGTAATATCTCTTGCAAATGTCATTGATGAAAATGGCAGTTGCCCAAACAAGAGCCATAACCCTGTCATCCAAAGTGTTTGCAGTTCTACCGCTCCATGTTCCATTGGGGTGACGAATGAAGTCCTTAATTTCACTTAATGTCTTTATGTCTCTTATTTTGACGCTTCTCATTTCATTGAGAAAGTATCTCATATTTGTAACCGCTTCTATCTTGGAATTCTGGTGGCTTATAATACCAGCCTTGTTTGTTGCCTTGAAATCATTGGATATTGCGCCCTTTGTTCCCCATGTTACAATATTTTCATAACCATAATTCATTTTTAGAGAATCGATGACTTGTGCTCCACAACCGTTTCTTTCTATAAGCACTGGTGGTCTTCCCCATTGTTGCAATAGATCGTGTAATTTTTGGGCAAAGTAATATGGTGATATTTTCTTTGTATAATAAACAGCATCTTGTGTGATATTTGTTAAGTCTGTGATGTTTAGAATCTGACACACTGTAGCATTTTGATTTAAACCTTCTCCAACGTCCACACCAACAACATAATGACATTTTTCATTTGGTTCGTCCCATACAACATATTGACCATCATCGAAAATGTATTCTGGATCTTTGCAACCAGATTCCAACATATCATAAACATCCTTGTCAATTGGAATTTCACCAGATGCGAGAAATGCATTTTCAAACTCTTGCATGAATGCTTCTCTGGAACCCATTGTTCTCATGGTTTCTGCTTTCCATTTTTCGTCTCTACTTGGAACTTCCCACCAGTCCACTCTTTCACCGTGCCAACCATTCCATTCTTCTCCCGTTTTATTCGCACCTTCCCAAAGATCATGAAAAAGATTACCGATTCCTTTCGGTGTGGATGCCGCAAGAATTTTGGACTTTTTGGCAGATGAAATAATAGGATAAACGGACCTCCAGAATTCTTCTAATAATCCACAATTATGATGTAAAATACCATTTCCATAAAAAACATTTCCTTTTTCCACGGAAATTAAGTCATAAACACATCCCTTTTTGTGTTTTTCTATTTTTGTGACTTTTTCCAAACCATCAATTGTTTTAATATTTTTATTCAATGCATCTTTACAGAACAATTTTTCATCATTCTCATCTATGAAAAAATGGTTTTTAGAAACGATTACATTTTTATCCTTTTCCGTTGTTACAGAATAAAGTTGTTTCTTTTTCATCTTGGTGATTCCTTTGAAATCGCTCCATCCATTAGGTGTTTCAATTTCCCATTCATTTAAATTGGGAATAAATTCTAAAATATCATCATTTTTCATCATAAAAAGTAAAATCTTTTTCTGTTATGATTTTGTATGTTGCATTGTTATTTTCACACCATTCCTCCAATGCATTTATTTTTGCTAAGTTTTTTGGACTATCTTTCATTGATTCTGGTTTTATTTCTATTGCGATTCTATTAATATCATCCCAAAAATCCACAATATAAACGCTTTGTTTATTATCATAAATATACGGTATTCTTAAATATTCATATTTTAAGTTAACATTTTTTTCGTGATATTTTAGCTCCCAATTACTTCTATATGTTTTAATTTTAGTAATATCGCTGCTTAATCTTTTATGCGTCAATCTATTCATTGTTTTTGGAGTATATTCACCAGCTAATATTCTAGCTTTAATAGAATTAGATGATTTTTCATATATTCCATCTCTTATAAATCTTTCCGTTCTTTCTTTTATTTTTTCAGGTGTCCACGTTTTTTTATTCGAAATTGATATTTTTTCTTTTGTATTTTCAGATGGTTTATACCAAGATCTATTATTTTTAGCTTTTTCTACTATTTCTCTTTCTCTTAAATACGATAAATCCCGACTTTTAGCGTTATTGGACAATATTAAAGATATACATTTTTCATCACCACAAGTGTTGTTCACATCTAAAGGTTTTTCTATTTTTTTAATTTTTCCACAAATGCAAAAAATATTACCATGACAAAAAGATACCAATTTTTCATAATTTGTCATTTTTAGATTTTTTAAAAAATTCAATATCCAATTTAAAAGATTATAATCATTGGATAGTTGCCTATATTGTATTTCTTTAAAATACGAATGCAGTTTAGTTTTTGCTTCGTTTTCTGTAAAAAAATTCAGATTGAAATTAAAATCAACTGGAAAATCATTTATTGTTTTTTCCAACCATTTTTTATTTTTAGCGGTTGTAACGGCTTTTCCTTTTCTATATCCTTTTTGAAAATTCACAAAAGCTTTATCTTCCGGAATGTTCATATGATCCCAATAAATGTGATAATATTTTTGAGCTATTCCGGTATTTTCTAAAACAGTTCCTTCAAAATATATTTGCAAATAATCATATATTTCAGCAAAACCTCTTTTAGAATAGAAGCCCCGATAGTATACATTTTTGTTAAGTTTATTGCCACAATATTTTGTGAAAAATTCTATAATTTTTTCACGCATTTCACTTTTATCGATCATGTATTTATTTATACTTTTTGGCTATTTTTTATTTGATTGATAAAATCACCTACTTTAATTTTTTGAATTTCTTTAGTTTTTTTATTTCTAACTCTAACAAATGTTTCTTCGCTAAAACATTCAATATGCGCAATTTCATCAACTAGTAAACAATTCACCGATTCACCACGACCCGCATCACTACTTGTTGTGGAAATACCGATGGAGGAACCATTCGAGAGTGAAATATTTGTTTGACCATATTCCACAGCACCAGCTTTAATGAAATTTGGCATCATTTCAAATGCTGTTTTAATTCTTTTTAGAATCATTTTTGCGGTTTGTTCTTTGTTCGCAACAATTAAAATTCTTTGATCTTCTTCAAAAAGAGCAACCCAAAGAGCATAAATTGTCATCAAAGTTGTTTTTCCTATCTGTCTACTAGCCAACAAGATATTAAACCTATTCTCCATTAATGCCTTCAAAATTCTCTTCTGAAACTTATGAAGTTTAATCTTCTGTCTACCCTCGTCAACATTGATAATATAAAAATAATTACTCGCAAAGTGTAGAATATTTTTTCTACACTTTGCAATCTCCTTGATCATGTCAGGAGTGTAATCATATTCTGTCTGTGCTGTTGGGAGGTTTGTGTTTCCCAAATAAAATTTTTCTTTTGGACCTTTTTTTGCTGCCATTTTAAATATTTAGAACGTTCAAAGCATAAATACATTAAAACATATGATGAACAGAGCAAAATCAATCAAAGACATTGGTAACATTTACCGTGCAATGCAACAAGCTAGTGCAGCAGCTGCTACACAAATCAATGAATCGGTATCCACTAAAAAGAAAAGCCAAAAAGTCAAGGCCAAATTTCCAAAAGATACATTTAAAAAATCCGAAGAAGTCGTGAAAGAGCCTTCTACATTTAAAAAGGGTGGACCTCAAAATGTAAAAAATCTAACCAAGGCAAAGAAAAATGAAAAATTTTCACAAAAAACAAAAAAATTAGATGAACAAGATATAAATAAATTTATGAGCATATTTGATAAACTCTACGAAGATGTCATGAAGAATGACGAACTTAACTTAAACACAGGCATTGGTATGGGACCAGAAGGTTCTGCTGGAGATGTCGAAGATATTGATATCGATAGTGATGTTGATACTGATAGTGACGAATCAACTGAATCACCTAAAGAAATGCTTCAAAAGGCAATCGACCTTCTTCAACAAGTAGCCGATTCAATGGGCGAAGACGAAGGTTCTGATGAATCTGACACAGATTTAGAAGACCTCGGAGTTGATTCCGATGAAGACGAAGATGCTGAAGAAGAAGATGAACACGGTATGTATGAAACAACCGACATCGAAAAACTTCCAGATTCCGCTGGTCACAAGCTCCAAAAAGGATTTGCTGCCGCTGGTAATATCAAGGCTTCTTCTGGTAAGGCTGATGCAAAGGTAACTGATACAGTTGGAACAGAAACTGGTAAACACCCTCTCGATCATAAGTCGGAACTTACCAATCCTTCCAAGAACAAAGTTGGAAGCCTCAAGACTGGTAAATCGCTCTTTGATCAATAAGAAATAGAACAATATATAAAGAAAAACCCCTTGGTAATAAACCAAGGGGTTTTTTATTTGGCTTGAATTATTGGGGAATTAGTTCGTATTTCAAACTTCCACAGTCATATATTCTCGTATATCCATTTATTTTCATATTTTCTCTTTCTGATAATGTGGGGTCAAAGTTCTCAAGTTTTTCAGCTAAAAATTGTTTTGCGAATGCAAACCTGTGATATCTTTTTCTACAAGTCTTGTCAACATACCAATAATTAACATCTGTCTTTTTAACAAGAGTGAAGTTTAGTCTATCATATAATTCACCATTTGACCATCTTCTATCACAGAAGCTCATTATTTTTTTTGGAGAATAATTTCTAATAAAATGAGATATTAGTTTTTGCGCTCCACCGTTTACAGTAACATTACCCATCGAACAAAATCTGGTTAATTCGTATTCACCTTCTTGTAAATTTTGACCAAGAGCTTTTCTTGATTTCGAGAATGTCATAATTGATACAAGTCTATTTTTTTTAAATAATCCCAACCTTATAGATGCAATATCTGCTCCTTGTAAGTGATATTTATTAAGAAATTTTGAAGAGGTTTCATGACTTATATTTTGGATGTTACAATCCCTTGCATTTATTTTGACTTTATTGAATCCGAATATACTTCTTAATCTGTTTTCAACTTGTCTTGGTTTGTTTTCTATTTCATCAGCGAATATGTGTATAAGTTTTATACCTCTCTCTAGACACATTTCGGTTTTCATAAGATGATATCTTTTTTCTTTATGTTCATCATTGTGCCAATGTAAACCATTACATTCTATTGCGATTTTAAAAGAAGGTATATTAAAATCCAATTCAAATCCATTTAATGTCATCTTATCTCTCTTAAAATGCGGTATACCGTATCTTTTTAAGAAATTTTCAACGAAAACTTCGATATTTGTACCGCTTTTTTCACATAATTTACATTTGATGTCATAGTTATTATTCAACCAATGCAAAAATATATTTCCACAATTTCTACATTTCCATTCGTATTTTACTTCATAAGTATGCGCTCCCTTATAGTCTTCAAAATTAAACAAAGGAATTAAATTATGATATCTATTTGGTAAATTTTTGAAGTATTTTAATTTAATAGAATGAGATACCTTGTCACCACAATAAGGTCTTTTTATTTCGCCACTTTTAAGTCTTTGTTTATATTCTTCTGTTTTGCAATAGTTTTCGACTCCATATTTCTCTAAATTCGTTTGTTTAATTTTTTCCATTCCATGTTTTGATGCGAACACGTTTGCAGCACCATACTTTTCCAAATTTGTTTTATCTCTTACAGTTTTTATATGTTCATGGTCTTTGAACCTACAAGAATTGCTACAATATGTCTGAAATTTTAATTCGGTTGGATTAAATTTTACATCATTTCCGCACATTTTGCATTTTGGTTTTATTAAAATGTCATTAATATAACAAAAAACTTTTAAGGAAAATGGTTCATTTATCCAATTTATTTTTGAATTTATCTCATCAAATGATTCTTTTCCGAATTCATTTATAAACAGTTTTGGTTTAATGAATCTAGTGGATCCTTTGTATTTTTGTTCTAGAAATGCTCTTATTTTTTCTCTCATATTTATATTTATCTTATCAGCACCATACATATTGTCAACATATTTATATAAAAAAAGAAAGCCAAGAATTTCTTCTTGGCTTTCTAGAGTTTTGCCTTTACTTCTATTAGAAGTAGACCGAGTTGTTCGCTGGTGTAAATGATTCACCTAGACCTGCTAACAGAATGGTGTGGTAATATAAATTGGCTCCGAAGATATTGTCAACAACACCATAGCGGGTCATAAGACCAACGCGAGGGCTGAAGTCATTCGTGCCGATTGTCCTTTGGATCATCACAGGGATGTAAGGGCAATAGATAATACCAGTATCATAGAACTCTGGACCTTTGTAACCAAGCAAAGCATATTCGACGCGATTTGGACGAACTTGGCCTGGTGAAAGGTAAGTGGAACTACGACCTTGCTCAAATTGAGCTTCTGTACGAGTGTCACGGTAAACATTAAACCTTCCTCCGAGATTACCAACTTTTGCAACACCGACAGGCTGAGTATTAACATTGCCTTGAACTGGAACCCATTGGAATTCGGGTAACATTTCGAGGATTGCTGCAACGCGAGGGGTACAAACGATGAAGTTTGCAGCACCACGGCGGTTGCGGATTGCAATACGGTTAGCTTCGATGATTAAACGTTGATAGAAATCACGATTACGTTCAACTAACCAACGACCATCAGCAGAGGCAGGACTCCATACGGAGTATCCAACGCCAAAGCCAGCATTGAGAGAAGTTTGAATCATACGCATGATCATCTCACGGTCGATCTCAGCTTGCAATTCGTAAGACATTGCATTGGTGAGTTCGGTATCGATATCGATGCCATTCATATTTTTCAAGTCTTGCTCCAATTCGACAGACCAGCGAGCAGCGAGGCGGCGTGTGCCAGCTTCGACTGCGGTCTTCTCGAAGCTAACTTCAATTTGAGGGATTTTACCTGTCAATTCGAAGTTTGCGAGAAGTTGAGCAACGCCTTGATCTTGTCCAACCATTGGGAAAAGATTTGCATATGCTCCGCTAGCACCAGAAAGCTTGGCACTAGAAGTGCCAGTATAACGGGTGTCGAGGTATTGGTAGCCGAGTTCCTTGCCGTCAGCTTGGGCTTGAGGGTTGTTGAGATTAGTTCCAGCATCTATGCCAGAACCATCAACACCATCATTACCGAGTTGTTGGGCGAGGTACTTGTAACGTAATGCGAAAGCGAGGCCAACGGGTCCGCCCATTGGTTGAACGCCTACGATTTCATTAGTAATCAATTCGGGGAAAGTACGGCGAATCATCGGGATGAGGATCTTTGGCAAACGAGCATCACCTTGGGCATAAACATCACCAGCAGGGTAACTGTTGGGGAAGTTATTTCCAGCACCACCAAAACCACCAGCGTTAACACTTCCGAAAACGGAAGAGCTTCCACCAGCTTGGTTGGATTCCTCAATGCACCAGCGTTCTTGGTTTTCAAGAAGCATAGCAGTATTGAGGCGGGTATGATCGTCTTCGATAGCGGCAACCTTATCTGAAGTATAATTCAGAACTGGCTTCCACTTCTCCAAAAGAGCTTCAGCGCGAGTTTGGTCAATATAGGCTTGTGTAGGGCGTATAGATTTCATATTCGTTTTTGTGTTTCTCCTTTATTTTTTCGACTTAATTCAGACATTAATTATTTAATATCTCAGCTAAAATTAGTATTTGGAAAGTTCTCTGAGGTATGGGTTCATTTGAACTTCTTCCTCTTGTTTAACTTGGGTTTTTTCCTCAAGAATTTGAGGAACATCTACGTTAGTTGCCACTGCTTTTCTAATGGCACTTTCCTTTAGTTCATGAAGCCTTTCGGTTTCATTTTTATTAAAAAGATTTAGAGCATAATCATAGTTTTCATTGATGAATTCAGCACTCTTGCCTTTCATAATGCGATTGATATAGTCCTTTTTCTTATCGCTAAGTCCAGCACTTTTCTTTTCAAGAATAAGTTCGGAAGCAATGTGATTGTAACGTTCAACGAGGACATTGTGTTCTCTTTGAATTGCAGCAAATTTTTCATTCGCTTCATCGATTTGTTTCTTACCATCGATGATTGCCGATTTAACAGCTTTCTTTGAAACGGCACTATCAACACCGAGAAATTCTTTGATTTGTTCAAGTACGATTTTGGCTCTACGGTTGTTAACAGCCTCTTGAATTTGAGCTTTTGGAAGAGCTTCTTCAACATATGCATCGAGGTATGTTGAAACATCGTTGATGATGTTCGATTTGAAAGAACCAGCTTCACTAATAAGAGCGGTTTGATATTTTTCAACAATTGATTGTAATTTTTGACCGTGATTGATATCAATTGCTTTTACAACCTTTTGAAGTTTCTTGGTGTGATCTTTATCGATTGCTTCCAATAGGTGAGAGAGTTTATTGGCGTAGTCAGCATCTTGTTTTACGAGAGCGGATGCTACTTGGATTTTTGCCTTCTCTTCAACTGCTGCTTCAAATGAAGCTTGAATCTCGTTGAGAGATTCTTCGCTGAGAAGTTCCTTAGTTACCTTTTTAAGTTGCTTTTTGATATCCATATTTATTATGTTTTAAATTTTTGCAATTCTTTGTGCAATTTTAGTTTTCACCTTATCGTCCACGATTGCTTTTAAATATTTATGCGCGGACGAATAATTTTTTTCAGAAAGATGCTTTAAAAATTTAGAAATGTTAATTTTTTCTTGAATTTTTTTATGATATGGCTTAATTTCGTCATCTCCAGCAGCAATAGATGTAGTTGTAGATGCATTTGGTATTCTTTCTACAGTAGTTTCAACTTCTTCATAACCTTCATCATCGCTTTCATCTTCATCATTTTGTTCAAATTCATCATCTCCAGCAGCAATAGATGTAGTTTGAGTTGCGTTTGGAATTCGTTGTACTGTAGTTTCTACAGGCTGATTTGGTTGAGTGGTTGGTTGAGTGACATTACCAACGCTTCCAAGTCCTTTAGAGATAGAACCAACAGCACCACCTAGTTGTGATGGTTGTCTTTGTGCTTGGTTTGCTGAAGGGGAAGTGTATGTTTGAGTCACATTTGGTATTCTTTCAACAGTAGTTTCAACTTCTTCCCAACCTTCATCATCATTATTTTGTGTTGGCTGAACAGGCTGAGTGGTTGGTTGAGTGACATTACCAACGCTTCCAAGTCCTTTTGACACAGCACCAATGGAACCACCTAGTTGTGATGGTTGGGGTTGTTGAGTTGGTTGAGTTTGTGTAGTAGAAGAATTTGTTCCTTGCGCATTAATTTCATTTTGACGTTGGAACATTAATCTTGTTTGAGCCTCTGTCCAGTTCTTACCATTGACTCTAGCTCTTTCACCGAAAGCTCTTTCTTCAGGAGTTAATGGTTTAATCGGTTCATTGCTTTCAGTTGGTTTAACTGCTTCATTTAGCAACATGCTATCATAAGCATCTGCTAAATTTTTCATATCGCTCTTTTTTGACATATTGTTATTTATTATTTATGTTTTTTAAAACATTACGATTTATTTTATTATCCACAATAATTTTTAAATATTTATTGGCGTTAGAATAATCTTTTTCAGATAGAGATTTTAAAAATTTAGCGATATTGTTATTCTCGAATTGAACGAATCCTTCTTCTTCGGATTCATCTTGATCACCAACTAATGCTCTCTGAACTCCTTTTCCAGCTGAACCAATTACTTTGGAAGCTCCTTTTGCTGCACCTTTTGCGAGATTTCCAACACTTTCAATTCCTTTTGAAACGAGTCCTGCTGCACCTCCAAGTGGTTTTTCGCTACCAACTAAACCTTTTTTAATTGATGTACCGACATCACCAACAGCCTTAGATACCCCGCCTGATTTTTTTGCTGGTTGTGCCGCTTGCTGAGTTGCAGGTTGTTGTGCTGATGATTTTTCTTTACTTTTTAGTTTATTTAAAAGTTCTGTATTTTTTGCAGCAGAAAAATCGTAATTTTGTATACCTTCCTGTGCTGCAAGTTTTGCTCTAGATGCTTTATCCGTTGGTTGTCCCTTACTAGCCAAATAATCCACAATTGAACCTCCACCAGAAGATTTTGCTGCTGGTTGTGCCGCTTGTTGTGCTTGTGGTTGTGGTTGTTTTGATAATTCAGTGATCCTATCTTGTACTATTTTTTTAAGCGTTGGATCTAAATTCGGATTATTCAATGCTGCTTTTAAATTTGCAATTTCATCAAACTCTCCACTACCAGTTGTGGGTTGAGGTGCTGCTACTGGTGCTGATTGAGTTGCTACTGGTGCTGGTTTAGGTGATGCTACTGGTGCTGGTTGTGTTGCTGCTGCATCATCAATGTTGTCATCAAATTTAAAAGCACTATTATCCTCAGCACCCTTATACACGTCTTTGGGTTGTTGTGCTGATGGTACACTCTTTCTCTCAGCAATTTCAGCTTCAATGGCTTTTTTTGCATCAGGATTTTTTTCGGCTGTTAGCAACGTTTCTAAATTTTGAAGATCCAATTTTGAAAGATCAGTAGTTGCTTCACTTAGAACAACATTGTTATAATAAGATTCAAAAATATTTTTATGATCGGAGTTTTTACCCATA